TCCATTTTGTTGATAGCGTATCCAATGGATACATTTGCGCGAATGCCATCAACAACATCGTCGAATGCCTCTTTAGCAAGTCCGTTCTTTCCAAAACGCACCGTCGCACGGAGACGCCGTGCCGAGCCATCGAGTTCGACAGATTCTATGATCCCCACCTGCTTTTCGGGGTTGTGGTCGAGCAACACAGGTGCCCTACCTGAACGCAAGAAGCTCAAATCAATGGCTTCCTCAGAGTGCTCCAGTATTTCCATACCGAATGATCGCTCTACAGGCTCCTCAGAGCTGAGAGCCATCTTCACACGGCGCTCGTCTTCTTTAATAGGAGACGCATCCATCTCCATAGCGCGAGTAGTAACTTCTACCTTATCCACTCGCCCTTCATCTTCTTCTACAGCCATCTCTGGCTCCTCTGACTTACCAAACTCTACGATGTAAGAGTCGTCGGTCTCAGTAATGTTCTTAATGTGGCGCTCTTCTTCATCGTAATAACGCTCACTAATCTTAGTTAATGCAGAGAAACGATGACCGACCTTGCGATCTGTCGCCTCGCCATCTCTGTACAGGGTAATCAAGGCCGCTGGATTGTCCTCAGTGCCCTCAATCGTAAAGTCCGAGTCTGGCACGTCGATACTGCCATCACGCACGATGCGACTAATCTTGCCTTCAGCACGACCGCCTGAGCTGTTCCAGCTAACCATGTCGCCGACCTTTAAGTCGCCAGCTTCTGCTCTAATTTCTAGTTCCATGTCGTCACACCTTTCATCTATTGCATCGAGCGACTTTACTTTTGCTCGTGAGAATGAGAATCCTGCATCTCCGCCCCAAAGTGCCCACGCTATGCGTCCAGCACTGGGGTATCCTTCTTCCCCTTTATCAAATCCCTTACCGCTTTTATCAACTTCATGTCGACTAAAGAAACTATACATACGGCGCACAGTGCTAGGAGAGAGCTCGCGACCATTAATAATATCGCGGGCACGAGCAACACCAACTTCAGTGCCACCACGACCGTGCTCTTTACGCCACTCCAAACCGCGCTTGGCTTCGGCAACCATGCCCTCGGTTGGCTTAAGGTTAATATCTTCACCCTTATATTGTGCCATCTTCATCCCCAGTAACGTCAGGATCTATGCTCATTTGTGTAGCTCCATAAGGTTCTAGAGCATATTTCACGCCAAATTGAGTCATTAAATCGCGATCTCGCTGTATTTCAGCCAGTAACTCTTCAGTGTCCTTGCCATATTGAGACGCAACATCTTGCAAGCTTATGACGCCATTCTTCATACCCAAGATCGCCGCATTCATCTCTTTCATGGGATCAACCCAGTTCCAAGCGCGTCCGCGAAACTCAGAGGCAACCGAAAACTTGTCAAAGGTAGCCATCGGCATGAATACCGACTCAACCTCCATAGCCGCACTCAGCCAAGCCTCGTAAATAGGCCGAACAAAGTGATCAATCATGATTTGCTGTACGTTACGGTAGAAATCACGCTCCTCTAACGCACCCTGTCGTATAGAGCTGTACGAGGTGGCCTCTAGATCGCTCGCTAAGGACGTGTAAGACACTCCCAGTGCAGATGCCACACCCTTCAGTACCGACTTGTGAAAGCTATCAAATTCGCTCGTAGGGTACTGCGGGTCAAATGTCTCGAAGTTCACGCCATTGGGCAATTGATGAAAGGTGCCTGGTTGAGCATCAATCATCGGCACATGTCCATCCATTTCATCTGCAACGAACCCATCACCCGCTGGAGAGGTAAAGAAGCCCATCTTAGATGCTCCCATACGCGCAGCGACGATAGACGCCTCTCGCCAACCATCGAGTTGTTTGATGCTACCCATAGCAGACGACATCCAAGGCTCGCCGCGGGTTTGACCTGCACGTAACGGCTGGAATACATGAATAACTTTGTCAGCGGGCACACGCTTATGCTTTGGTGACTTAACCATGCTCGCAAAGTCATAGTCGCCAGGGTGAGAGGTTAGTAAGTGATATGCAATTGGCCTACGGAACTTATCCAGCTCAACGCCCATGCGGATCTCACGACCATTATCTAATCGCTCGTTCAGCTCCTCATCTACCTGATCAGGCTCAATAAACTCTAAAGAGAAGCTGTCGTGGAAGCTGTTGCCTCGGTGCTTGATGATGAATGCTTCGCCATCCCGCGCTACGCCTTCCATGACCATCTTCTGCACATCTACCCATGACATCTTGCCATCGGCTGTACAGTTCCCACGCTTCCCCCAGACCTTAAAGGCTGTCTCTATAGCACTATTGCCATCAGTGTCTAATGCACCTCTTGGATCTAGCGCTTTGACTTGGAGCTTAAATCCATACTGCCCCACGACATTCGTTTTCAGTAGATTAAGATATCTACGAGCGTATTCGTTGTTACGAGCTAAATCCCGAGACCTGGCCCGCATGCGTGAAATAACGGGATGTAGCTCACTGTCTGCTGATCTTTGCGAGTCTACGTAATCAGCGAATAGTCTTCCCGTATTTGCCGCATGGTAAGACCGCTTAAACATCTTGTTCTTTTCTGGCTTTTTACCAGTGAACCTATCGAATAATCCCATCAGAACCGCGCCCTAATTGTTGCCCCGTTGCGCTTACCACGCTTCAGTAGGGCGTCATTCTCATGTTTCACCATCTCTTGCCTGTAGTAATCACGAGCGTCTGTTAACTCTGTGAAACTCATCTTCGTAAGAGATCGACCAGCAATCGAGTAATTAGACACATCAGCATCAGCTTTGCCCTGTAGCAAGCTTTCAATCTTAGTAATCATGATCTCAGCATGAATACGCGGATCCGCTTGATTGTTGTCCATGTCAGGGATAGCTTCAAAGTCGCCTATATCAGCAACAATTCGATTACCTGATGAAGTCTGTGTGATTTCAAGTTGCCAGTGGTACTTGCCAGGCTCAAAGACCGCGGTAGTAGCACTAGAGGCAGTAAAGAGGTAATAGCTATCAGTAGAGCCAGCAGCTTGAGGTATTTTAATCTCTGAAGATCCGCCACCCGTAATGCGAGCAACGTACTCTGCTGTGTATCCTGAAGAAGTAGGGTAGTCAGAGGCGATATCGGATCGCTTCCACTGCAAAAAATCGCCTACAACGATCTCTTCGGGTTCTCCCTCTGGAGCATTTGCGGCGTCAAACAGATTTGCCATCTAAAACCCTCTATCGCCATGAATTAACAAATCCTGCGCTTGTCCGAGGTACAAATGGCGCTCTCTTGCGCTTTTTCTCGTTGTCAGCAGGCAATTTAGTACCATTATTATGCTTGAATTTAAGCTTGTCTGCCAGCGAGTTGACATCTAGGTTAAGTATGGATAGGGCGGCTAACGCGTAAACAAAGCAATCTAGGGCCTCATTCCTATCTCTAGTCTTCTTAAATACCCGTTTCTTATAGCCTCTAACGAACTTTGTCATGACTTTTTCGGCCGTTAATTGACGGAAATACTCTGCTTCTAAGCTATCTGGGAAGTGAATATAGCCTGGACCAGGGTCTTCTATGCGCATTCGAGCAAAAAGTAGGTCTTTTGCAGTGTCTACACCCACTGGAAACAGGTTGCATCGGGCAATATTGCTCTTAGATGGCCTTCCAGCGATAGCTTTGCCTTCTCCGCCGACTCCTTTGATGGCATATACGTTCCGACCGACGTTTT